CTATTTGCAACTAATGATCAGAATTTTCGAAGACTCCCAGAACCGCACGGGATCGGTGATGATCAGTTTCTCGACGACCTTGTTCGCGTCGGTCACCAGTTCGTACGACCCCTCGGGATGCGAAGTGACGAGCGTCGCCTTCTTCTGTCCGACAGGGACCTCCGACAGCAGGCGCGAATCGGCCATCGTGAAGCTGTCGAAATTGCTGTTCCGTCCGACGGTCAGCGTCCGTCCGATGAATCCCTGCTTGTTGATGATCTGCGCGTCGCGCAACTCCTTCTCGGCCCCCACGATGTAATAGACCGTGTTGAGCTGGTTCTGCAACTCGACCTTCTCGCCGCTCAGGTTCTCGACCTCGGCGCTGCGGACAGCCACCTCCTCGGTCAGGCTCTTCACCTCGTCGCCCATCCGGACGAGGCTCTCGCGCAGCTGCTCCACCTCGGCCTTCTTCTCCGCCAGCTGCCTGTTCATGTCGGCGATCATCTTCTCCAGACCGTCGATACGCAGATTGGCCTTGCGCAGCTGGGCCGCCGAACGTTGCAGCGACTCGATCTTCGCGCGATTCTCCCGCAGCAGCCGGTCGATGGCCTTGATGTCGTTGTCGATCTCCTCGACGGGACGGCGGCCTCCCTCCGACTCCCCGGCCACGGTGATCAGGTTCTCGCGCGACTTGATCAGCGCGAGGTTCTCCGAGATGGCGTTGATGTCCGCGAACACGGCATTGATCAGCGAATCCTTCGCGCTGACGACCAACTCCAGCGAATCGCTCCGGCTCTCGGCCTCGACGGCAACCTGCCTGCTCACGCAGGAGGCAAGGAGTGCAACGACGCCCAGCGCCGCGGCGGTTGCTATATGCTTCATCTTGTTTTTCATGGCTCCGACTCTTTAAGGGTTTGCGGTCTTGTTTGCCTTCAGGCGCAAATATATGCATAAAAATAAAATCTTGTACGGATTTTTTCACAAAGACCGGAAATTCCCTGCGGGGAATGAAAAACAACGGGCCGCAACCCTCGGTTGCAGCCCGTTATTTCGTAAATGCGCAAGCAGTTTTACTTCGCATTCTTCTTATCGTAGCGTTTTGCGTAACGGCTCATAAACTTATCGACGCGACCAGCGGTGTCAACCAACTTCATCTTACCGGTGTAGAACGGGTGCGAGGTGTTGGAAATTTCCATCTTATACACGGGATAGGTTTCGCCGTTCACTTCGATGGTCTCTTTTGTCGAAACGGCGGACCGACACAAAAACACGACGTCGTTGGACATGTCCTTGAACGCCACCAAACGATAATTCTCCGGATGAATACCCTTTTTCATTTCGTTGTTTTTGTTTTTAATTAATGCTTAAGCGCGACAAAGGTACGAATTAATTCGCAACAAACAAGCCCGCGTGCAAATTTTTTCGCACCCGAAGCACCTCGGGGTTGCGCAATCTGAATACTTTTTCTATCTTTGCGCCACGAAAGCGCCCCCGGGGCGCAGGACCGGGCCCATAGCTCAGTTGGTCAGAGCAGCGGACTCATAATCCGAAGGTCGTGGGATCATGCCCCTCTGGGCCCACTTGGAAATCAGTCATTTACACACAAGTAGATGACTGATTTCTTTTTCATTTACACACAATTTACACACAACTTTTCCGATTTTACACTCGGTTGAAGTCGTCCGAAAGGCCGTCTTCTTCTCGCGTACGCGCGCACATACGCTAAAAAATTACCGATAGCCACTCGCGCGCGTAAGGGGGCCGCAAAATTCATCGTAGCGACATAAATACGGCGCAACCAATTAAAAATAACCAACGGGCCGATTAACCCTCAACGAGCGGAAATTTCCGCCCGTTAACCTACTGAGCGGAAAATTGCGCTCAGTTGCCCCCCCCGTAACCTCCCCGTTTGCTCTTTGCCTTAGCCCTAAGTGGCTAAGGGAGAAATTTCCCTCAGTTGTATTTAGCAAGTGTGCCTTACTCTTATCTGGTAGCCGAAAAACTGGCCGCCGATCTTATCCCGTAAATAATCATTCAACCGAGGAAATTTTTCCCTCGTTGAACGTGAGCGGAAAATTACGCTGATGTTGATTCGCCCCACCGTTTGGGAAAACGACTGCGCAATTTTGCGCAGACGAAAACAAATCCGATCATGGATTCGTTAGGGGCTTTATCCATCGCCGGCATAACGAATCGTTAGAGCGTCGGAAATCACGCCGTTAGATCGACGTTTTACCCTTTGTGTAACCTTTGGGTCATCAAGTCGTTTTTAAGTCGATTTCTCGGCCACCAAATTGCAAATACCCTTGCCCTAACCTTGGCGTATTTCCGTTTTACGCTTGTTTTACGCTTGTTTTACCTTTGGGTCTCCTTTGCCATTTTGGGCAAAACAGATACAAGCAGGACCGCCGATAACAAACCCAGCCGCCCGGATTGACGGCTGGGGCAAATAGTGGTATAATGGAGGCTCAATGCCCGGCTGTTATTTTCCCGTGCTCCCTGGCCAACCGTTGTAGCTCGGTATTAAAATCGGCGTTGATCCTCACACGCTCTTTAAGTTGCAATAACACTTCTTTTACCTGCGGGTCCTCCGGTTTTACATCTCCGCTTCCCAGTTTGGCGACAAGCTCTTCCCCTCGGCGTATTACCGCTTCTGTTTCCGCCCTCATCTTATCGCCCTGTCGTAAAATCTGATCTACATTCATAACGCAATAGTTTTTATCGTGTAAGTTTCATTAACAATCCTTTCGGCTTATGGGCGGGCTTACTCGGCGATACCTGCGCCCGCAGCTCCCGTAATTGCATCCGCAATTCAAAATTTTCCATGACTAATTCATGACGTTCTTTGAGTAATTGAAATCGGGCTTCGCTGGCTTTTTCATAGAGGTCCGAAAGGCTATTAAAGTCGAAAGGTTTATTTGGCTGTGTATTCATATTCGCTATTGATAGAGGGATCAAACATCATAAAATCGCCGTCTTTGGCCCATTCACGGACCGTATAGAGCCCTTTTGGCAGATACCCGGCCCGGCGGACGGCTTCGGCTTCGGTGGGAAAATATCCCAGCGTGTGCCCTTCAAAGGATAGTTCGTAGATCATAGTCCGTATATGGTAATCAAACTTTCGGCCCGGAACGACCGGAACCCGCTCGCCTCAACATCGTAATATCTGACCGTGCGGCCATCGTCGGGGCGGCCTGTTCCCTTTACCATCGAGGCCACCTCATGTAACGTACCCGTAGCTTTACGCAATGTTCCGTCAGTTTTCTCATAGGCGAACCGAACGACACCCGCCCGCATCCGCTTCGTCAGTCGATAAAGTTGCCACGCCTTCGATAGACATACGGCGAAGGCTTTGCCCGTAGCACGGGCGATATGCCACGCCCGGCGCATGATGGTTGATAAATCATTTCGTGCCATTATGGTTTCTGTTTGATTAGTTCAACATTAATTGCAAGGCTTCGGCGATATCCGGGCATTCCCGGCCCGCTTGGTCCCATACGGCGGGGACTTCTGTAAATTCGCTCATCTCGTCATTGCACAACCGGGCCGAATAGTCAACGAATACCGTGTACCCTTTGTGGATGATCTCGAAACCTTCGCTTACGCCGTCGCAGTTGAAGGTGATATAATCGGCCGCTTTGCGGGCCATTGTCCGAATGTCGGACCGGGTGAGTTGTTCATTCATTGTTTTATCGAGGTTTTGCGAGAATCTCGCTATTTTTCAATTTCCGTAATAGGTGTTGAGGTTGAAGGATCGGGCGGGGGCCCGCCCCCGGTTATCGTTAGTCTCCGTAATACGTTCTGCTGTTGCCGTAGTAGTCGGCCGGGACATTCGCCAGCGGATGCCATTCCGCAACCTTCGGCTCCTCCATCGGGCGGCCCTCGATCTTCGCCGTCATGATCGCCAGCTTCTCGTTGCGCCAAGCCTTGCGCAGGCAGGTTGAGAACGACATCGAGGTGTTGGCCTTTTTCAGATACCAGGCGTTGCGCATGATCTTCGATTTGTTGTAGGTTGCTTTCATGATTGTAACTATTTAATGTTTCTTTGTTGACACAAAGATACATTAAAATGTTTCACAATGCAAATATTTTACACGAAAAATTATCATCATAGTATTTTTTTTTGATGAAAGCATACATCATATTGATTTAACGCCTATATTTGCAGCGTAACATCATAATGAAACACGCATTTTATGGAATTAAGAGTGAAGGAGATTTGCAAGGAAAAGGGAATGCAAATGCAAGAATTAGCCGACAAACTCGGTATAACACGAATAACGCTAACAAGGAATATTGGCGGAAATCCTACTATTGGAACATTGGAAAGTATCGCCGCCGCCCTCGGTGTATCGGTTCCGGAACTTTTTGCCCCTCAACCGACGAACACAATCACCTGCCCGCATTGCGGCAAACTTATCAAAGTGGAGAAAGGGGAATAAATAATGGGAAAGAAAACAGACCAAATAGACGCCCAGAGCCTCAAACAGGCGCACGCCCTTTTCGAATCGGGGGACATCGACCACATAGAGGTCGGAACCGTCGCCGGGCTTTGCGAGATTCACCGCTATCTATTCGGTGGATTGTACGACTTTGCCGGGAAGATTCGAACGCTGAACATCGCAAAGGGCGGTTTTCGCTTTGCAAATTGCCTTTACCTGGGCGCGATACTCCCGGTAATCGAGCAGATGCCGGAAACTACCTTTGAGGAGATCATCGCAAAATACGTCGAAATGAACATCGCACACCCGTTCATGGAGGGTAACGGTCGGGCCACTCGAATCTGGCTCGACATGATGCTGAAAAAGCGCCTCCAGCAGGTTGTGGATTGGCGGAAGGTAGATAAGGATTTGTATTTGCAGGCTATGGAACGCAGCCCGATCAATGATTTGGAATTACGCGCGCTGCTCGGCCAGGCATTGACCGACCGCACGGATGATCGGGAGGTCATTTTTAAAGGTATCGAACAGTCGTACTATTACGAAGGGTACGAGGCATAGCGGACGCTAACAAAGTTAGTAAGCGTAGCCAATTAAGTATAAAGGCCGGAATGTATCCGGCCTTTATTTGGTCTTAGAATTGTTTTGTAGCTTCCTCTATGCTTTTTAACTTCATTCTTTCTATATCTAATTTTAAAGCATTTTCCCTTTGAGTATCAATAATTTCAGCATTCATTATATATTCAGCTCCATTCTGGCTCTCGGCAACTCCAATGTTAATATGTTTGTTAGCGATTTTCCATCGGTACACCCATCGAGTATATCCTTCCGCTAATTGTTTCGTAGAAGGCATTCCATAATAAAAAATAGGTTCTCCGTATACTTTGGCGATAATATTTTTGAAATTATCGACATCATTTTTTATTGACGTATTGAGGTGAACTGCATTTTCAAAAGACGTTGACGTGAATCTTATCGCATATAATTGATTATTACCAAATAATAGTTTTACATCATATTTTCGCTCACCCAAAGTATGGTTGTATTTTACAATTCTATCATCATAAACTGTCCAATTACGAAAAGTGGGTAAATCTCTAACCTGCTCTATGCTCATACCAAATTCGGCACCTCCATACGCTTTATTGATATTTTCGGGAGTAAATTTATCATCACCCGCATATAATTTTTGGATAATTTCGTTGTATTCCTTTTCCGCATCAGGAAAATAGATTGTCTTTCCTTTTTTATCCTTCAATACGAAATATATAGGCGTGCGATCAAGGGCATTAGTTTGTCGTGCTGTAGTTTTGAAAAATTGAAATTTGCTTAATGCTTCCCAATATGCTGCTGAATCCGATTTTTCATAAATAGACGAAGATTCTTCCGCTCCATTTATCGTTGTTTGAGTGTATATATATTCCTGTTTTCCAATGTTTTTACAGCCTGAAAATACCAATATGGCAATAATGTAAATGATATTATTTTTTTTCATAGATAGATAGTTTATACAACCAAATATATGAAATAATAATCGCTTACAAAAATATCCCGGAATCTATTTCCAAAATACATTCCGGGATAGATGTTATCAAGTTGGTGCGTTGACATCGCTAAAATAATACACAGATAAGCCCTTAAAACTATTTATCGAAATTCGGCTACATTCGCTATATTATTTTCTAATTTCAAATAGCAGACAAATACGCCTATAAAACCAAGAGAGCCGAGAATTGTCCCGGCTCTCGTCATTTCGTCGTTATTCGGTGGCGTGCATCATCACACGCAATAGCACCCTATCATCCCTTTGCTGTCTGTTTTCCGATGGACTGAATGATCGAAGCTGCGGCTTCGTCTACGGTGAAGGTGACGGCAGGAGTCTGTTTGATCTCCTTGCCGTTGGTGGTCACATCCTGGCGGTCGGCAAGATGAAGGACACGCGACGCAATCGTCGGGTTGTACTGCTCACACATAGCACCCTCCAACTGATCGGATTCGATTCGCGCGCGCACGCGTGCACACACGCTCAAAAATTCATCCTGCTTTTCGTATTCCCGGAAAGTATTCTCTACAATCTCCGCGAACACGCAGAATCCTACAAGTGTCAGCGGTCGTTCGTAAGGTACGGGAATAACAGAGCCGTCGGCCAATACCTTGTTGCTGTATCGCGGATTCGCTTTCACCCATTCGACATACTCTTCAAACTTGGCTTCAAGAGCTTCGGGGGTATATGCACGAGGGCGGCCCACTTTCTTATTAGGTGTATTCATGTTATTATTCGTATTTTTTTCGACCTAATTTTCCGAGGCTGTTTTGAACCTTGACCCGCTTCTGCCCTTTGTTGATGTCAACCACCGAAACAATGGGCGCCGGCATATTCATCAGGGCCCGTTCCATCATGCGCTCCATCCCCTTCATTCCGTCGTTGCGCTGGGGAAGATTCGATACTTGGATGGCGTTTCCGCCGCTTGCCACGTTCATGGCCGAGAGCATTGCGCCCCAGTCGTTGACAGCCTGGGCGGTCATCACAGCTTCGCCGTTGGATAACATTGCGGGGATGCTGTCCGAAGTTCCGGTGCCCGGGCCCGTGACAAGGCCGCCTTCCGAGAAGAACGAAGGGATGGCTTGTGCAAGCGTTGTCGCCGATGCGATTGCCGCCTGCGCTGTTATAATTCCTTTCTGTGTTGCAAACCATATAGGTCCCGCAATAGGTCCGAGTTGGAATGATGCAACCATCGCTTCCATTGTTGCTTTTTGAGCGTCGATGATGATTTGCGCCACGGCCAATGCCTGCTCTGCAATGGCGAATGCCTCAAGATCATCGCCCAACGCCCCGAATAAACCTCTTAGACTCCCAACTAACGAGGAGGCGGCCGCCAGTTCGTCCAGTTGTACTTTTATTGCCTGATTTTGCGAGGCGATAGACAGGTCGGTCGTTTTCTTAATTGCATCTTGCACATTGTTTTCTGCATCCAGTCGGGCCATCTCATAGGCTTGAATAGAACCGTATTGCGCACTCCATTGCTCCTCATCCATTTGTGAAATAGCGTCATATTTACTTTGAGCAATACGCAATTCTTCATTTGCAACGGCCTGCTGCGCTTTAATCCGTGCATCCTTGTCGTCCCCGATCAATCCTGCATAGTTCCTGTTTTTTACTTGCGCAAGAGATAGTTTGTTCATCTCTTCCTGGACTTTGATCCGCATCTTGATCCTGTTCTCCGCATTGCGGGCTTCTTCCTCGAACTCCTTATCGCTCCAACGCTGGCGTATTTCGGATTCCTCCTTATACCTGCGTTCCTCCATATTCAGGATTAGCTGGTTTATAGCCTCCCGGGATTCCGCAGTCAGCGTTTTGTCGTATTTGAGTTTGTTTTCCAACTCCTGACGTTCCCACGAAAAGCGAAGCCGGGAAAGTTCCAGGTCTTTTTCAAGGCTCGCCTGCCTAAGTTCGAGAACTGACTTCGACAACCGTTTTTCCAAATCCAACTGCGTTTTGGCGGCTTGTCGTGCTATTTTATTAGCAGCCTCTTGCGCCTTCTCATTCGTTCGTCCAAGTTCTTTTAAGCGTTTGATCTCATTCTCAACAGCCTCGGCCCTTTTATTCCGTGAAATGATTTCGTCCTCCGTGGTTGCGATTTCCTTGTTTATATCGGCAAGTTCCTGCTCTTTTTGTTTGATTAGATCCTTGATGGCCTCCCCTTGCGCATTGATGTCATCTGCACTGATCTTGTACATATCCATCAATGTTTTCATCGCTATTTTGTTTGCAGAAAGGGTTTCGTTATACCGATCCGTAGCACCTCGAACTTTATTTAGTGTGCTTTCCAGTTCATTGGAAACCTCTACATATTCACTCACGACCGGACGGTTACCGGCCATAGTCGTTCGAGTTTTTGTAATGTTCTCATTGAACATCCGGTATATTTCCTGCGCACGCTCTTTCAATTCCGGAATTTCACTATTTAACCCGGCACGAAACTCGGTAAAATAAGCGATCCCGGCCTCCCGGCCGAATTTTTTAATAAACTTATCCTGCACGCCTTCGAAGGCTTTATCCATTGCCTCGCCGTATTCTTCGGAGACATTGGCATTGGATTCTTCCAATCCTTTAGCAATAGCTGCCGCCGTAATACTACTTGCAAGGGCGTCATAAGCCGCCTTTTGGTCCTCCAAATTCCGTATCTCCTCCTTTTGGTTGGAAAGATAATCCTCGTATTTATCCTCTATGACTTTGCGGGCGGCGGCATATTCGGCTGTACCCTTTTTTGCCTCACGGAGGGCGTCAAACTCCCGCTTCAACTCTGATCGGCTGTTTTCAATGGCCCGGTTGAGGTCTTGCGTATATTGAGCAACATCCGACAACGCATCACCTGCGCTAAACAATCCCTTTACCCACGTTCCGATCTCCTTGCCGAAAGCTGTCAGCAGGGTAATGCCCACAACCAAAGCCGTCTGCCAGGAAAAGATGGACGAAATAACCTGCCGGAACACCGGGATAGTCATTTTTCCTTCGGCTCGCAACACTTTATTATTGGCCGAAGCTCGTTTCAGTTCATCGGCAAGCATCGGCAGGTTGTTGGAAATCGCCAGAAAAAACTGCTGAGCGGACATCGTGAGCGACGGGAGTTCCCGGGCTACTTGTTGCACCTGGAAAGAAAGCGGACTAAGCGCACTTGCATAATTGCCGACATTGGACCGGAAATTCAGCAAATCCTGCTCGGCCTTGTTCACCTCCGTTTGCATATTGCGGACCTGTTCGGCCATCTTCATTCCTTTTGCCGATTTGCGGTCAGCTTCGGAGAGCGCATAATACTCTTTTGCCAACTTTGAAATATCGCTCCGGAGTTTATTAACGGAGCCATCGAGTTGCGCTTCCTTCTTGACCTGCTCGTTAATCTGCTTCATGTATTGACGCTGCGCATCGGTCTTATCCCGAATTACGGCTTTATACTGGGCCATCTTCTCGTAATAGTCTGCATCCTCTTTCTTGAGGTTCTTAATAGACTGCCGGGTCTCATCTATTACCTTTTGCGCTTCTGCCCAGCCTTTGATAAGTTTCGAGTATTCGATCTCGATTGTGATGATCTTGTGAATGGAATCCTGTGCCATACTTCTCTATATGGATTAAATAGTCGATAATTATTTCATGCTCATCCAGCGCTCCGTGTCCTGGGTTATTCCCCGGTTCTGCTCGTCCGGGCGGATCGGCTGAGTGGCAGATATGCGCCCCCATCTACCACCAATAAAATAGGGGCCTTTCGATTTGGAGACCTCAACGCCGCATAAACGTCCGTAACGTCCGTCATGTCCGAACAGTTTCAAAACCGTCGCATTGTCGGTCGTAATGCTTGCGCCCTTTGCTGGAACCGATATTTGCCGGATGGCGTTGATCTGGCCGTCTCGATTTCTCTGATATACAACGGCGACTAAACGCTGCGGGACACGCCCCGCCAAAGACGCAAGACGGCCCAAGAAGCCATCGCCGGGGCAATCCACGTATTGTAGTGATACGATGTATTTCCCCAAACGAATCTGCCAGTCGCCGGACCCTCCGGCGGCGATCTGATTCCGAATGCAATATTCTGTGTAAATTTTGGGTTCTTCTTTCATAATATTTTAATATTTAATAGTTTATATTTTTTGAAGTGATATTTGAAATCGTGGTCGTATTTGACCCCGAGTTTTCGATCCGTGTCCACAATAAGCTGCATTAGCTGCTCCTTCGAATAACTTATATGGACCTCGGAATCGTCCCGCTGTCCACCTCTGCGTTCCTCCACAGGCCGTGTCCTGCTCATAGTTTCCCGTTTTTTTCGTACCTTTGACTTGTTGAGAATCAAAGTGCGGAGAGTGGCTTTCAGACGACCCTCTGCTTTTAAGGGTAGGCGGGTGCAAGGTCGCCTACCATTTTTGGGCCACCCTCGCAAACCTTAACAGAGCCTCTGCGATCTCTACCGCCTTGTCCGGCGTGAAAGTAACGACCGCTTCGGGTGTATCCTCATCGCCGCCGTAATCTCCAACGAGGAAATATATCTCAGAAGGATTAGGTTTGCGATTTACGGTCACTTCGGCAACTCCGACCGTAAGGGTTGCACCGTCATGCTTGAATGATTTGCACGGCACAAATGCTGTCTTTCTCTTGTTCTGTTTCATAATCTGTTTTATTGGTTAAAAAATGGTTGTTATCGTCGTTTTATCCTCTTTTTCGGCGAATCATACGGACGCATATCACACGCGAAATCTGCCCGCGTCGAATCCGTTTGCCATATAAAAGGCGATTTTGTCGGCGGCGTGCCTTTCGTCACCCCGGATGCAAAGAGCTGTACCGAAACCGAATTCGGAGGATTTCGGATAGCGTTCGTAGGCGTTGCCGTCCTCGTCTTTCGCTTTGGGTGCTTTGAACACCTCGTAATAGGTCAGTCCTTCGGAGGTGGTACGCTTGTAACAATACATCCCGTTAGCCTCGTTGTGGGCGATTTTCTCGAATTTGTCGCCGAATTTTGTAAACTCGTCCCGCAATGGCGGGTAAAACATCTGTTTTTTCATATCCTGTTTCTGAATTTTCGATTATCTTTCGTGTCGTGGGTACTTGTTCCTCTCGGGGTATTTCATGCGCTTAAATCGCAAACGCTCTTAAAACGGTTCGCCGTCCGTTGATGAGTTCGCCGTGCTTTCATAGTCCGCAATCCGTGTAATACTTTCGTTGTGCCGGAAAATCACGCACCCTGTCGCCCCCTCCCGGTTCTTGGCGATATGCAGCAGCCCGACGCCCTCGGCCGGAATAGTCCCGTACCGGCCCGCGTCTATCTCGGTCCGGCCGTACATTGCCGGGCGGTCGATAAATAGCACCATATCGGCGTCCTGCTCGATGGCTCCCGATTCCCGGAGGTCCGAAAGCATCGGGGTTTTATCGGTTCGTTCCTCGATTTTGCGCGACAACTGCGACAGAATGACAACCGGCACGTCGAGTTCCTTTGCCAGCAGCTTTGCCGAACGGCTGGCGGCGGCGATCTCCCGCTCGCGGGTGCTTTGAACGTTACGGGACGTCGTGTCGAGCAGTTGCAGATAGTCGATAATGACCATCCCGCACCGCCCCCGGCGGGCCATAGCCTTACATTGCGAGCGTATAGTCCCCATCGTAATATTAGCACAATCACTGAAGTAGACAGGCAGCGCGGAAAGTTCCGCGGCGGCTTGTTCGAGCCTGCGCCAGCTGTCGGCGTCTATATCGCCCGTTCGGAACGATCCGGAGTTAACTCCCGAACCTCCTACCAACATTCGCCCGGCCAACTGTGTATCGGGCATCTCCAGCGAAAACACGCACACCGGAACCCCGGAAGCCGCTGCGGCGTGGGAGAAATGGAGCATTACGGCCGATTTGCCCATACCGGGCCGGCCAGCCAACACGATAAGCTGGCCACCCCTCCAGCCGCCCGTAAGGGCATCGAGGCGGGACAATCCCGAAGATATGCCGATACACTCCCCGGTTTGGCGGGCCTGTTGGCGTCGTTCCAGGTCGTCGAGGGTGGCCCGCACGACCTCTGACAGAGGGGCAATATCGTCTGCCCGTATTGCCCGGTCGGCTATCGCCGTTATTTCCGACGTGGCCCAGTCTATGACACCGTCCGGATCGGAGACAGCGTGCGCCGCGAGTTCGTGGCCGAATAGACACAACCGGCGGCGGGTCTCCGTGTCTTTGAGCTGCCGGGCGTGGTCGAGGACATTTACCCCCGAGCCGACGGCCTGCGTGAGCTTTGCCAGGTAGGCCGCCGGGTTGCCTAACCCATCAACGGTTTTACAGCGCTGCGTAAGCGTGTAGAGGTCGATTTTGACGCCTTCCGCGAGCATCGAGAGCATCATGCCGTAGATTTTGCCGTGTATCGGGGTCTGGAATGCCGAAATTTCGGCGATCTCCGCAACATCGGGCAAGTTATCCGGTTCAAGGATCAATGCACCCAAAACAGCCTTTTCGAGTTCGGGTGATTCCGGCAACACCAAATCGGCCGCCGGCCGGTTATAGGAAATTTGTTTTTCGCGTTTCATAGCTTGTTTGTTTTTGGGTTGTGGTGTTAAACTCGGATTTGCGGCGCATCCAGTTTCGGGCGGCGGCTTTCCAATCTTTCATCGGGGATTTACCGGATATTCTCCAGCCGTTAACCTCGAAGTGATCGTAAAAACATTCCGAATCCTTATCGCTTCCTTTGATCGTCAAAAAATATTCTCTCACATTTTCGATCGCGGGGACGACAAACGCGCTGCGTTTGGTAGTCCCGTTGCGCGGCTTGTCCGCGCTTTCTTCACTCTCGATAGAGAGTTTCTTTATATCTTCTTTACTCTTATCTTCTATTATCTTATTGCTATAAGGAATGCTATTGGGTATGCTATTGGGTATGCTATTTTCGGCCTTATTCATCCACCGTTTTTCCGCCCCCTTTTTGCCGCCGTCCGATTTCTTTTTACGCCGTTCATCCATCGGCTGCATACGATTCAGCAAGCCTTTGGAAAAGAATATTTTATCCTCAACGATTGTAAACAGTCCAAAATCAAACACGACGCGCCGCATTAATTCCGGGGTTGTGTAATACTTATGCGCTACGATAGGAATATTTGCCAATGGGTAAGTATAGCCGGGCTGCGCCCGCAAGGTCTCTAAAAGCGCCCAAAATATTCCGTATCCCTCCATTCCCATTACCGAAATAAGACGCTCGCATTTCGGGTCGTCTTTGGCGTTATATTCGTGTGGGAAATAGTACGTATCCCGCTTATTCATCGCGCACCTCCTTTCCGGATGAAATACCGCTTGAAACGGCCGCCGTGCTCGGCCTTTACCCATTCGTCGGATATTTCTATGCCTTTTGCCCGGAGGTCCCGGATATGGCTGCGAGGATCTGATACATGAAGTGCAACGGTGATGTCTGCGGCCGATAGTTTCTCCCCTCTTTGGAGCAAAGAAAGGACGCGCTTCTGATGGAAACCCCGCGAATTGTTCGTAAATTTGTCAACGTGAATAGCCGGGGTTGCCGCTGCGTGCTCAATACGGGCATCGGCGGCGATCTTGTTTTCGATCATTGCGCAATTACTTTTTGGATTCAGCAGATTGTGCAATACGCAATGCGGCGGCTGTCCGCTGTTCCTCGGGACGTATGGTACCAGCTTCAACCCATTTTGTGAGTTCCTTGCGCGAGAATACAAGACGGCGGCGAACTTTCCGGAATGGAATGGCGTTTTTGAATGTCAACGCATATATACCGGATGTTGTGGTAGGATACCCCAATGCTTGCAAGAAATTAATCGCTTCTTCAAGTGTTAGGGTGTCGGAGGCCTCCTCGGCCGGCTTCTGATAGTTCGCCAGTTCCGGGATAATGGTGCGAACTGCTTTAAGGATCAATCCCTCCAGCTGTTCCGACGATGCAACATATACTGTTGCGGATGCTTGTTCAGGCATAAATCATTATGGCTTTAAAATACAACACTTACCCGCGTCCGGGTGATGGTGATCGACCACAATGCAAAGGACATCAATATTTTATTTGCAAAAAATGCAAATATGTTGCAAATAACAAGGCAATAATATTTGCAACAAAAAATGCCCTTACATATATGTGTAAGGGCATTTTTTTTATCGGTTGCAAATAAGTTGCAAAAAATCGGTTAGCATTATATGTAGTGTAAATATCGGCATATCGACTGCCGCGAGGGCAAATCAGGTATAACGGACCTCAACTGATCTATAAAACCGCTAAATCTACCATTTAGGTCAATAAGTTTGCCTTCTTCTTTAAGTCTAATTATCTCTATTGCTACTGCTTCACTACGAGATTTTCCCGGATTGCCATTAATGCAATTTCGGATTTGCTCAATCTCATGATTTGGGTCTATGGTAAAATAATCGCTTAATCTCATCGAACGGCACGATATACGCCCCCGTCTTGTATGTTCCTTATCTGTATGGGAATCTTCTACGGAACAATCTTCGGGCGATACTAAAAATCGGCCGCCATTATCCCCAGGAAACGAATACACCCCAGCGCAAAAAGCGGCCAATATTCTATTGTCGTTAACGGCAGAAATACCATATACTTCGCATGAATTATTAATGCCTAAATAAAATCCGGCTAACGCTTCAATAGCCGTCCATAAATAATCCTCATTTGCAGGAAGGGGCCAAGAATTATCTGCCAGTTCACACAATTTATCATTAAGTTCAATAAAATATTTTGCACGTTCATGTGTTCCAAATATACTCCACCCACGTTGCACAAATTCAGATACCGCAGCTTCCCGCGCCGCCCGATCCATCTCTATCAATAATGAATTTGTTGCTAATATGTATTCATCCGCATATTCACGCCCCAAAGCCCTATTGGTTTCATTATACTGTGTTATATCCTCCCAAATATAAGAATCTTTCAAGGCTGGGCAGTTCTCACAGTCGGCCTCATACGAAATAAATTCCACCAAGTCAACCAACCACTTAAAAATGGCTGCTATGCCTTTGTAATTAGACAAATAATATCCGCCATCCGTCTTTGTTGCTATTTTGCTTTGGTCCGCATCCATAATCCCTTAAAACTTTGTTAATAATTTCGCATTTTTTACCCGTTCCTCCCTCTCGAAGCTGGCCAAGTAATTTTCGGTCGTTTTGAGGTCCTGATGCCCCAGCGACTCCGAGATATAGGCAATATTGGTTCCTGCCCGCTTCAACACCGTAGCGAACGAATGCCGGGCTGTATAGGTTGATATTTTACCTATCCCGAGCTGTTCGCCCACCTCCTTCATACGCTTGTTGATCGCACGGGTTATGTATAGTGTTTTCATCTTCCGCCGCATCGCATCCTCCTGCCCACCGAGAATCGGAAAAATAAAGCTATCAGGCCGGGAGGGGTTGCCCCAGCGATTGATGATCGCCTGCATCCGCTCCGTGACAACGACCTGAATTTCCTTGCGGGTCTTGGTCGTGCGTTCGGTCTTTTGCCGGACAAAGCATATTTCACCGTTCACGATGTCCCGATACCTCAACTTTACGAAATCGGCAACGTTGATCCCGTTGCACAAGTAGAGGAACAGCCAATAATCGCGGTATTTGGCCGTTGCCTCGGTTCCATCCTCATAGTTGGCAATCTGTCCTATTTGCTCCAGCGTAAGGGCCAGTTTACGCCCTTCTCCGGCTTGTATCTCATACCGCCCCCGGCCGAATGGGTATTGCGCCTCTAAAATCTTTCCGCACCGCTTCATGTCGTTGAGTATTGCCCGTATATGTCGCATATGTATTCCGACGGTAGTACGGCTTTTACCCTCTTTAAGCAGGAACTTTTCGTAACGGCGAATCCAATCCACCGAAACACCCGACAAAGGAACACGAGGTCCGGCAAATCGTTCTATCCCCCTCATAACAACCCGATAGGCCATCATATTCCCGATGCGTTCCTGTGCTTTCATTTCGGCTATTTTACCCTCAAAAGCAATATTAAGCGTATCGCCACCAGCTCGTTTTAGTCGATTGTTAAGATTTTCCAATGAAAAGATACCGCGCATTAATAAGTCCTCAACAGCCGTCCGCACTATCTGGTAGCTGCTTTCGATGTCCTTGCGTATCTCCACAAGTGCACGGGCTTTTGTTGTTGGCAGGGCGTCCCACTCCGCCGGCATCAAATCTTTCCCGGTCGGATAATAGTGACGCACTCGATTGTAGGTAACACGGATTTTTACGGAGCACTTCCCGGACTTTTTCGGATGGGCTGAATCGAACATTGCGGCCACCGTCACACCGTCTTTCGAGTAGTTCAT